ATATTACTAAGAACCAACTTGTCAACTCTATCAATAATAAGGCATGCCTTGTAGAAGTAGAGTTTTCAATCGGTAAAAATAATTTTAAAGTCATTCGTGGTATTAAACCAGGAGTCTTTGAAATATGGAAAAATGATAATCTAATCAATCAATCTTCCCATGCTAAAGAATATCAAAAAATATTAGAACAAAATATTTTAAAGTTAAATCACAAATCTTTTCATCAGATCGTAGTTCTAGGAAGTTCTTCTTTTATACCGTTCATGCAATTACCAGCATGGCAAAGGCGAGAGGTTATCGAAGATCTGCTTGATATCAATGTGTTTACTAAGATGAATCATATTATCAAGGAAAGACAAACTACAATCAAAGATAAGATTAAGGATATAAACTACAACATCGATATATCAAAAAATAAAATTGAATCACAAGAAAAATACATTAGAGATATTACAGCGATAACAGAGGAAAATAAAAAAGATTATGAATCTAGGATACAAGCATCGCAGGATCTCATCGATCAATTACAGAATGAGAATAGTGAGCTTAGCATCGGACTCGATGAATCTGTATCAGAAGCCGAACAAGGGTTGCAACTGTTACAGGATCGGAAGCAGAACTTACTCCTCCGAGGTCAAGATAGGCAATCGACTATCCGCGACCTCGAGAAGCGGATCTCCTTTTTCAATGAGAATGAGGCGTGTCCCGTGTGTGACCAAACCATTTCAGACGGCCATAAACATGAGATTCTCGCCTCTACTGAAGGGGAAAGAAATCGGCGGAAGTCAGAGATTAAGCAAATCGGACAAGAAGGCCAAAGAGTGGAATCGGAGATTGAACAACAGACTAGCATACTTTCAACGCTTCGAGATAGGGTACATAAACTCACTGCCAACTCGAAAGAGATTTCGAAAATCAACGCAACCATATCTGATTACCAAAACCATATAGATAAGGAAGTGTCGGCGGATTTAACTGAAGCAAAAAAAGAACTTGACACGCTTCAGGATACTAAAAATAATATGATAGAAGAAAAGATGAAAGTCTCTGAGGAGTTCAGTTATAATTCTGCTATCGTAGAAATGTTAAAAGATACAGGTATTAAAACAAAAATCATAAAACAATATATACCTGTTATCAATAAACTTGTAAACCAATATCTGCAGATTTTAGATTTTTTCGTTCATTTTAACTTGGACGAAACATTTAAAGAGATGATACGGTCGCGTCATCGTGATGAGTTTAGTTACGATTCTTTCAGTGAAGGTGAGAAGCAACGTATCGATTTATCTTTGCTATTTACTTGGCGGCAGATTGCAAAGATGAAGAACAGCGTTTCTACTAACCTGTTAATTCTTGATGAAACGTTCGACTCGAGTCTAGATCATGACGGTGTAGAAAACTTGTTGAAGATCCTGTATACATTGGGTGAGGACACTAATGTATTCGTGATATCGCATAAGGGTGAAGTCTTGGATGGGAAGTTCAATAACAAAATAGAATTTGTTAAAGAACGAAATTTTTCTCAGATAAAATGATTTACTTTTGTGTGGAAATATAGTATAATTATGTTCTCAATAAAAATGGAAGGTTAGATTATGGAACTATCTGAAAATACACTTGAAGTGTTAAAAAACTATTCGAGTATCAATCAGAACGTTATGATTAAGCAAGGTAATACGATTCGCACTATTACCGAAGCACGCAACGTTTTGTCAACTGCAGTTGTAGATGTCGAGTTTCCAAAAGACTTCGGTATCTATGATTTAAATGAATTTATCGGCGCATTGAGTTTGGTTGATAAACCAACTCTCACTTTCGCGGATGAATATGTCACTATCAGCGATTCTACTGGACGCTCGAGCATTAAGTATTTCTTCTCACCAGAAGAAACTCTTACAACTCCCAGTAAGGATATCAACATGCCAGAGGGTGAAGTTAAATTTATTCTAGATAATGATACACTAAATAAAATTCGTAGAGCAGCATCAACTCTCGGACATGACGAAGTATCTATCTCGAATAATAATGGCGCGTTGAGTATGTCTGTTGTTGACTCTCAAAACTCTACATCAAATAAGTTTTCCATTGATATCGATGGTGACTTTGATCAGAGTGTTAACTTTAATTTTATTGTCAACATTGCTAACGTAAAAGTTATCCCTGGCGACTATGAAGTTGAACTATCTTCTAAACTGATTAGTCGGTTTAGCAATAAAGAACTTAATTTGAAATATTGGATTGCACTTGAAAAATCCTCTTCGTACGGAGTATAATAAAAATGTCTGAACCAGATAAGTATGATCACTTGATGACGATCTCAAACCAAGTTGGTCGTTCCACTGTTGCTGTCGTTGATGCGATGACACAGCGTGGTGCGTTCAAAGGTGAAGAACTTTCAACTATCGGTAAACTGCGCGATGATGCAGTTCAAATTATTCAGTTGGTTGAAACTTTGCAACAAGAAAAAGCAATGGAAGTCGACGAAGAATAACCTTTACATAAACTATGAAATGTGATATAATTATTTTTTGTTATGGAGTTTATGTAAATGTCAAACGACTTTCTTTGGGTCGAGAAGTATCGTCCCCGCAACATTGCTGACACTATCCTACCGCAAGGTCTAAAGGATACCTTCCAAAAGATAGCAGATACTGGTGAATTGCCTAATATGCTTTTCACTGGTACTGCTGGTCTTGGGAAAACCACAGTCGCCAGAGCACTTTGTAATACTCTGGATATCGACTATATTATTATCAACGGTTCAGAAGAGGGTAATATCGACACTCTTCGAACTAAGATTAAACAGTTTGCCTCTACTGTTTCTTTACAAGGTGGTTACAAAGTTGTAATCCTTGATGAGGCAGATTACCTGAATCCTCAATCATTTCAACCTGCACTTCGTGGGTTTATTGAGGAGTTTTCTAATAACTGTCGTTTCATTCTTACTTGTAATTTTAAGAATCGTATTATCGAACCACTTCATTCTCGTTGCGGTGTATACGAATTTAATACAAGTAAAAAAGATATGGTTGGTTTGTGCCAACAGTTTCTTGGTAGAGTTGAAAATATACTTGATCAAGAATCTATCCCTTATGATAAGAAAGCAGTTGTAGAACTTATCATGAAGTTCGCTCCAGACTGGCGGCGAGTACTAAATGAACTACAGAGATATTCTATTGCTTCAGGTAGTATTGATTCGAATGTTTTAAACAATCTAGAAGATAAAAACTTCGATGACCTTTTCTCGCATTTGAAAAATAAAGATTTCAAAAAGATGCGAAACTGGGTCGTGAATAATATAGATACTGATGCGTCTGCTATCTTTCGTGCGATCTATGATCGTATGAGTGATAAGGTTTCGCCTCAGTCTATTCCACAACTCGTATTGATTTTGGCAGAATACCAGTATAAAAACGCTTTCGTAGCAGACCACGAACTTAACGTTGTTGCCTGTTTGACGGAGGTTATGGCAAATGTCAGTTTCAATTAGAATGCAATTATATACTCAACCAAACTGCGATTTCTGTGATATCATGAAAATAAAATTAAAAGAATGGAAATATGATTTTGAAATTATTGATATTACAAAACAGAATTGGGCAAAAGAGTTTCTAAAAACTCGTGGTCATAAAACTGTTCCACAACTTTATTGGAATAATTCACATCTTAATAAAGTAGATACTATGCAGTTTACAAAGGATATGTTAGAAGAAAGTTTGGATTATGAGATTTATGTTGGAGGAGTGGAAAACTTTAGATAGCAGCGATAAGACCAGTCTCCTCTTGACTTTTATCGTTGCAATTATATTGGGATGGATTACTACGTTTGGTGTTCAACTGACAGTATCCGTCTTACTATATTGTTTTCTTAGATATGTACAAAGACCATGGAGTCAATACGACGATGAATCCATTTGAATATTTGAATGCGATAAACAATACTAAAAAAGATATAATGGTAGATGACCTCGCTGAAAAGGGTTATAATTCCTTTATGATTAATCGAGGACTATCATATTTTAATGATACAGTTTTATTCGCTAATGAGATGAACAGATTACACCATACACCAAATCGTTTACAATTTGATTTTTTTATAAATATCATACGAAAGCGGAAAAGGTTTTCTAAATGGATGAAACCCGAAACCGTTAATGATTTGGAAGTAGTCAAGGAATATTATGGATATAGCAACCAAAAAGCACGCCAAGCCTTGACCCTTCTGACACCTGAACAAATAAACAATATAAAAAAGAAGGTGGATAAAGGTGGAAGAAAATAAAATTGTTGAATGGACACCAGCGTCAATGCTGGAAATTACACTTAATGAACCAGATGATTTTTTGAAGGTTCGCGAAACACTGACTCGTATTGGAGTCGCATCCCGCAAAGATAAGAAACTGTTTCAATCATGCCATATCCTGCACAAACAGGGTAGGTATTTCATTGTGCATTTTAAAGAACTGTTTTTGCTGGATGGTAAGAAATCAAATCTTGAGGAAAATGATATTGCTCGTAGAAACACGATTGCTCAATTGATGAGTGATTGGGGACTAGTTAGTATTGAAAGTGCCAAAACGGTGGAACCTCTTGCTCCTATGAGGCAAATTAAAATTATTCCTTACAAAGAAAAACAAGAATGGGAACTTTGCCCGAAGTATAATATTGGAAGTAAATAATGGATTATGATTTTTTTAATGATCGATGGCAACACTTGATTCGCCAAGTAATTCCGAATAAGCATACTTGGTTTCTAGATAAAACTACTAATAAAATCGATATTTGTTTTACACATAAAGTTCTTTCTAATAAAAAAGTTTTGTATCTAGGAATTCCTAGTTGCTTTGAACCTGAGAGTAATCAACAGTTTAAAGATTACCTTAATTATAAATCTGATTTAAAAGAATTGGGGATCGATAAAATCATTTATGGTTCTGATGATTCTCCTTATGTTATGGATGCTTGGTTAGCAAGTTTCGAACCGCATAATTGTATTGGTTATATGTGTGACGGACTTGGACAACTATCTTCAGATTTTGATGTTTATGTTGATCGATCACATTTAGGATTGAAACAAAGAGTTTGGCGACACTTTATGATTCTTGATGATTGTAGAATCGAATATTTTGATGCTGAAGATGGTATGACTCACTTCGGTGCTGATCAGAATCCATATGATAAGTGTAAACCACATAATGTAGTGGAAGTGATAAAAGAATTAAATGAACGCCATTGATCTAAATATTATAAGAGACACACCTTTTATAAAATTAAATATCGATATTGATCATGAACTACTACTGAAAGAATATAAAGAAGTCGAGAAAAAATATTCATTTGAAAATTATAGAACCAGATACTGGCCAGTTCGAAAAAAATATGCTAATGCTTGGTCGGGTATTTGTCTGGTTAGTTCGAAAGGCGAATTATATTCGGATATGCAGGAAGGTAATTCTTCTGCTTCTAGTGAAACAGAATTAAAATCTATTTGCCCATATTATTATGATCTCATATCAAAATTGGGTGGTGAAGGATTAAGGGCAAGGATTATGAGAATTGCTCCTAAAGAATCTTTATTATGGCATAGTCATGTGCAAGAACACGGTCAACCTGAATGGCAATTAACTTGCCAAATACCAATTATTATGCCAGAAGATTTCGAATATTGCGTTTTACATAAAGATGAGTTCAAGTGGTGGAAAAGGTTTCATAGACCAAATTGGTTAAAAAATGTTTGGCGTAAAAAATTCGAAGTTGGTGAAGCATATATTTTCAACTCTTACCACTATCATAACGTTTTTAATTACACTAATGAATATAGAGTCACATTAATGTTATATTTAGATTTAAGAAAAAATAAAGTACAAAAAATATTGAAAGAGTCTATTTAAATTTTAAAAAAAAGTATTATATATAGAATGTAGAGATGCCGCATTCGCGGATCTCATTTTAACCTTGCTAGTCATAGGAGGTAAACATGACTGGAACTTATGCGTTCCCGAGAAATGTATTCTTGGGTTTCGATCACATCTTCAACGAACTCGATAACATCAGTAAGGGTGCGAATGATTCGTATCCACCGCACAACGTGGTCAAAGAAGAAGATATGCAATATTGCATAGAACTTGCTGTTGCTGGGTTTAGTGAAGAGGATATCGCTGTTGAAGTAAAAGACCACATTCTCACTATTGAAGGTAATCGCGAACAGCGTAGACCTCCAGAGAAATATGTGCACAAAGGTATTTCAGCACGCAAATTTAAGAAGTCATTTAGACTGTCCGAATATACGGAAGTAACTGGAGCAGAACTGAAGGATGGCATACTGTCCGTTGGATTGGAGGTAGTCCTTCCCGAAGAGAAGCGTCCCCAGATGATTACAATTAACGGTCATAAGGGGAAAACAAATGACAGAAATAGCACTAAAGGGTTATTCACTCGTTCGTAGCTCATTCATTACTGCATTTGCAGCATGGATGATCGGCCATCTAAAAGCAGTTGGTCGTGCGATCGAAGTTTCAAGACAAATTGAAACTAATCAAAAACTAGCACGTATGCTTCGGCATGAGTATCCAAATGAAGATTATGCGGGTATTCTTGCTATTCTTAATCAAAAGACATTAAAGGAGTATTATAAATGATTAATCTCTGGAAATTCTTTTTTAAGACAGCAGGTTGCAAACCAGAATCAATTGCTGAAGTTGAACGCATGTTGATTAAAGAAGTTAATCAATTTGACAAGTATGCATCATGATTGATCCGGATCACAGCTATCTTCGTCCGAAGGGCGAAC